CCCTTCCCGAACTCGGCCGTGAAAAACAGCTGCGCCAATGGTACTTTGCCTCAAGGCACGGGAGAGTAGGGCGCCGCCAGGTCTTCTCATCTCTCAATTCAAAAAAACTTGCTTCTATACAAAATAAAAAACAAACGCGGGGTGGAGCAGCCCGGTAGCTCGTCAGGCTCATAACCTGAAGGTCGCAGGTTCAAATCCTGCCCCCGCAACCACCATTCCCCTAAATTCGAGGTCGCCGACACTGGCGGACAGAAGCGAAGCAAGCAGCCCGTGGACTTCTAAGTTCACAGGCTTTCTTTCGCCTGTGGGAGTTACGACCACCTTTTCGATCAAGCGCCGGATGTCTGCAAACAGGGCGTCCCGGTCGGGATCGCTTTCCAGTACGCGCAGATGGTTATGCAAATCGGCCGCGATGCGTCGATACTTCTCCGCCGCGCCGGGGTGCAGGTCGATAGGCTTGTCGGCGTCGGTGCCCAGGGCTTCCAGTTCGGCTTCTAGGGTTGCTTTTTCCGATTCCATCATGGTCAGCCGGTCTATCAATGCGGCAGAGGCCGTGCCAGCCACCACGTGGTCGACGATCCGCTCTATTCCGGTCGTCAGTTCCTTCAGCCGTTTCTGCTTGGCTTCGGCTCCAGATCTTGCCGTCTGCTGCAACCGCTTTCGCTCGGCATGGTAAGCCCTGACGTATTCCCCAATCAGATCAGGGTCGGTCAGTTGCGTCTGCAAGGCAGACAAGACCCGTTCTTCGATGTGTTGACGGGTGACCGTGCGGTTGTTGGAACAATCGCCCCGCTCCCGGAAACCGGCACAGCCCAGGCGGTCGTTGCCCATCACCGTGTAGCTGGCTCCGCAAACACCGCATTTGACAAGGCCGGACAACAGATGGTGCGGCTTCCTCGCATGGCTGGAATGCTGGTGTCCCTTTGCTTGCTTCATGGCGCTGGCCTCTGCGAACGTCGCGTCGTCGATGATCCGAAGGTGTGGAGCGTCGGCCGTCAGCCATTCGCTTTCCGGGTTGGGGCGAGATACTCGCTTGCCGGTAGCCGGGTTCTTGACGAAGCGTTGCCTGTTCCAGACGACATGCCCAATGTAGAGCCTGTTTTGAAGTATTCCGTTCTGTCTGCTGCGGCTGCCGTTGATTGTACTAGCATTCCATTTGCCGCCGCGGGGTCCTGCTATGCCTTCGCGGTTCAGGGAGGCGGCGATCTGGCGGGGCGTACACCCAGCGATGTAATCTGCGAAGATACGGCAGACGATTCTGGCCTCGCGTTCGTTGATTTCCAGTTCGCCGCTTTTGCCATTTACCAAGTTGTAGCCGAATGATCGTCCACCCGCATGGCGTCCATCTGTGACCACGGCGCGTAGACCGCGCCGTGTCTTCTGCGCAAGGTCGGCCAAGTAGAGTTCACCCATGAGACCCTTGACCCCAATGTGGATCGCTCCGACTTCCCCGTCTTGTATGGTGAAAATCCCAATGCCGAGGAAGGTCAATTCCTTGCGCAGTTGACCTAAATCTGCTTGGTCGCGTGAAAGTCTGTCCAGCGATTCGGCGATGACGACATTGAAGCGCTTTTCGCGAGCGGCCCGCATGAGGCTGGCAAGGCCAAACCTGTTGATTGTGCTTGAACCGGAGATGGCCTGATCCTGAAAGGTATCAACGACGGTGCAGTTGTTCCGTTCAGCCCAGGCGGAGCATAGGGTTATCTGATCCTTGCAGGATTTTTCATTCTGCCGATCAGAGGAAAACCGAGCATAGATTGCGGCTCGCTTCATTGCTTGCTACCATTATGGTCCTGCCGGGCTTGCTGGCGGGCCAGCTCCCGAACGAGATCAATTATTGCATGTTTGGCGCCATCACCGCCATATGGGAATGGACCAGTATCTGTAGGCTTGGCTGGTATGAGACTCAGCCTCTCGGTCATCCCGGCCCCCTGCGTTTCATGGCCTCCAGCAGTAGATCCTGGATCGCACGCTTTGATTCCCGGCGGGCCATCACTGATTCATCCACGGTATCAGCAGCGATGATGTGATAGATGAATACGGGTCTGTTGTATCCGGCTTGCATTTGCCGTGTCGGACCAATGCGCTCGATGATCTGCTGGTACTGCTCCAAGTCCCACCAGTGGCCGAAGAACACCAGAATGTTGCCCCCATCCTGCAAATTCAGCCCATGACCGGCGCTGGCCGGATGGGCGAATAACACGGGGATCTTTCCAGCGTTCCAATCGCGGATTGTCTGCGGGTCTTGGTCAAGGTAGCGACCTTTCGGAAATGCCTTGAGCAGGCGGGCGATGTCGCTTTTGAAATGGTAGGCAACCAGTACCGGCATGCCCGCAGCCTCCTCGATCACGTCGTCGAGGGCTTGCAGCTTGGCATCGTGGACCTCGGTCCAGGTCTCGCCCGTACCGTCGGTGTAGATGGCCCCATTGGCGAGTTGCAGGCACTTGATCGTTTTGGACGCGGCATTGAAGGCTTCTACTGCTACGCCGTTGTCCAGTGCGAGGAACATTTCGCGTTCCATATCCCGATACAAGCGGCGGGCCTTGGTTGGCAGTTCCACGCGGATGGTGTGGACGATGGGTTCGGCAATATCGAAATAGTCGCGCGGATCCAGCGACAGGCACAGATCGCGCAGCCGGTCCTCAATCTGTTTCTGGGCGAAGGGCAGAGGATCCAGCCTAACCGCATTGCGGTCGGCGCCCACCTGGATGGACTGGAACCAACGGGACTTGTATGCGCCGAAACTTCGCCCCAAGCGAACACCCTTGTCGAGAAACCAGGCTTGCCCCCAGAGATCTTGCAGACCATTCGGGCTGGGTGTGCCTGTCAGTTCGATGAAGCGGGATACCTTGGAATGTGCTACGCGACTGAGAGCGTGGGCGCGTTTCCCGCCTTGCTGTAGGCGGAAGGATTTCAGTTTGGTGGATTCGTCGGCTACCACCTTGCGGAAAGGCCAGCGGTCTCCCACTTCATCGACCAGCCAGGTCAGGTTTTCATAATTGATCGTGTAGACTGATGCCGGACGACTCAGGGCGATCCGCCGTTCCTCCGGGTTGCCGACCACCGCCGACACCTCGATGTTGCGCAGATGCGACCATTTGGCTGCTTCGTCAGGCCATGTGCTCGCAGCCACCCGCAGGGGTGCCAACACAAGGGTCGGCCCAGGTTCCACCAGTTCGAGGATATCAATGGCCGTGAGCGTGGCCACAGATTTTCCCATGCCCATGCCAGCCCAGACAGCCCCGCGTGGCGTGTCGAGAATATGATCGATCATGGCATGCTGATATGTGCGCGGAGTGAAATCCCGGCGAGTCATTGCTCATATTCCAAGAGTAGACGTTCCAACGCACTGAAGTTGTAGGTGTCGGATAAGCGGTTCCCATCCTGAATGTGTCGGTAGTCGTTGCCGTTCAGGGAGGAAATGAGTGCTGCGGCCTTGGATAGCTCAGTGGTCAATTCGTCAATTTCTGCTTGGAGTTCATTCGCTTCCTCCTCCATCTGTGCCGTTTCGCCTTTGTGATCTTCACTGTATATTTCAGCCTCAAGTAGCAATTTTTCAGCAATATCCAGCAGTAGCGTATCGCCGCCGATCAATTTTTGATTGATTGCTGCCCGGCGTAGATGAATGTGGAAATCCAGCAACTGGTTCTGGTTGAAAGCCATATTTCAAGCCCCCCGACCAAGGAGTGCATCAACACTATCGAGGGAATCTACAACAACCACGTGCTGCCCCATGCGCCGCATGCGCTCATGCTCGCGGACTTGATGCGGTCGGGGCTTTTCGCCGGGGGCCTTGAGTTCCACCCACAGGGTTACATCAGGGGGAAGCATGACCAGGCGGTCGGGTGCGCCCCGGCGACCAAGCCAGCGGACCTTGCGGACCTCTCCGCCCCGCGCGTTGGCCCGATCTACCAGGTACCGCTCAATTACATTCTCACGCATGCTGTCAATCCTTCCGGTAGCGGTAGGCTTCAAAGCCAGCCGCGGCAAGCGGGAGGCCCTTGGACCAAGGCGGGTTGGTCGCCATCAAGGCGGCCAGCTTGCCGGGGGTGAATTCATCGGTATCGTCGGCTTCGGTGATATTTTCGTCGTGGACCGAAAGCACGATCCGGTACCCTGCCGCCTCGATAGCTGGCATGTTCGCCGCCAACACGTCGCGACTGGCGGCCTGCGTGACATTTTCAGCCAGTTTGCCGCCATAGGTCTTGAGGCGGGACCACTTCCGCGAGTACTGGTTCACGCCCATGTACGACAGCTTTCCGCCGTCATCCAGGTGGGGGCTGGGGTAGCAGAGAAATCGACCGGACGGCAGGCGAATGCGCAGCCATGCGCCGTCGCGGCGCAGCTTGAGCATCCGGCATTCGTAGGTGCCGCCGGGGCGCAGCACCGCCATGCGGGCAGTTTCCTCAAGGTCTTTCCAGAGCGACGCCACGGCGGGGTGCGCCCGCCGCCAAAGCCGCTTGAGGGCGTCGCAGACAATGAACGTCTTGGTTTTCAGCCCGAAATGGCCCATGCGGCTTTGCGTCCGCCAAGCCAGGAATTGTTCGGCCTCGGCGATGACATCGGCGGTAATGCTGGGCCACGCCGCATCCGCCATCGCGTCAAGGTCTATGCCGTAGGTCGCGGCACCGGTCAGGAAAGCGCCGACGCCGCCCTCGTAACCGAGCATAAGTTCCATCACCTTGCCGATCTGCCGCCTGTCCTTATCGACGCTATCGGGGGAGACGGCGAATGCCTTGGCGTAGGCAAGCTTGTACAGATCGTGGCCGGTGCCAGCGTCATAATCACGGAAAGCTTGAAGTTTCCACTCCTCGCCAGCAAGCCAGGCGATCATGCGACCTTCGATGTTGCACAGGTCGGCAACGATCAGCTTGCTCCCGGCGGGTGCGACGATGCAGCTGCGGATCGCACTGCTGGTTAATGCCATGACGTTTTCGAACAGCAGGTCGGCGCAATCGGCCTTCATCGCTGCGATACCGTATTCGATGTCCGTCTGTTTCAGGGATGGACGCGGCAGATTTTGGGGCTGGAACAGGCGACCGGCCCAGCGACCGGTTCGGCTGGCACCGTTGAACTGCAAGGTACCGCGCAGCCGGTTGTCGTTGCTGACTGCTTTTGAGAGGGTCTTGTACTTGCTGGTGCTGGTGGTGCTGGCCTGCAAGCGGATGCCCAGCAGTTCACGCAGTTCCGCCGGAAGGTCCGGGTCCGCGATACGACGTTCGAGCGTGCTTTGCTTCATGTCGGGCAGTTCAATCCCGTGGCTTTCCGTCAGATGGCGAAGCAGGGCGTCGCGCTGGGTTGCCGCTTGCACCTTGCTGTCGGTCAGTTCGACGGTGCGGGCCGCCAAGGATTTTTGTGCCCGCTCCACGGCCCGGATTGCCGCTTCGGTCAGGGCGACGTCTACGAGTACGCCGCGGTCGTTCACCGCTTGGTCCAGGTGCCACAGGGCTAGTTCGTCGCCCTGATAGTTCCAGTCCGGCAGTTTGCGGTTCACTTCGCGCATGGCCTCGATATCGAGGCCGGCATACTCAACGAAGCGGCCCCATTCGACCGGGTGCGTTTTCTGCGTGGCGCGACGTATCTTGCTGTTGGCCGGGCGCGGCTTGCAGAACAGTTGAATGAACTGTTTACCGGCTTTGTCCTTGGTCTTGTCGACCGGAACCTTCAGAATGTCGCACAGATCGCCGAGAGCACCGGGCAGCGAATGCGCGAGAGCCTTGACCATCGTATCGCGCCAACGATTGATAGGCAGCGGATGGTTGGGCAGCGCATGGCGCAGTACCGTGCGGTCGAAATGGGAGTTGTGGGCGTAGAGCAGCACGCCGGGATCGCGCAGGGCCGCCGACAAGGCGGGCGGCATGGTGTTTTGCGCGGTGCAGTCCCACACCGTCACCGGCCCGTCGTCAAAGGCGTAGGCGAACAGCATGATTTCAGCATGTTCGGCGTAGGTGTGGGTTCCGTTCTGGATCGGAACCTCGCTGTAGGTTTCCAGGTCGAGCCAGAGCACGGTCACGGCCGCGTACTCCATTGCCTGAGAAACTGCCAGGCGAGGGCGCACAGGCTGACCGACGCGGCCGGATCGGTGATGATCCGGCAGGCTTCGGTGCGCAGGCGGTTGATAGTGGTGGCGGGAATCACGTCTCGATATCCTTCTCGCTGGTGGGGTGCTGCGCGGCGACGGTCAGGGCTGGGCCGTCTGTACGGCGTACTTGCCAAGCATCTGATGTCCTGAGTCTGCCTTGCCGCCGCCGCGCATCCCTCCTTCGGCTACACCAGATCCCCGGCTTCCACGCCGCTGCTGATGTCGTCGAATTCGTCTTCGCTGGCGGCACCGCCTCCGGCGAAAGCATCACCGTCACGAAAGAACTGGACGCCGCGCAGGCCCGCGTTGATCCGCTTGCCGTAGTTGTTGTCCTGCGCCCACAGTTCGACGCTGGCGTTGACGTAGCAGCCGGCATAGGGCTTGCCGTCTGCCTCGGTCAGCGGGCTGCGGTCCTTGTCGATCACGAGCGGACGGATGGTGCTCCGCGCCGAGACATAGAGGCCGCCGGGAAAACCGTCGTAGTTGCTCTTGAGGTCGCCGTCGTGCAGGCACACCTTGTCCTGCGCGCGCATCTGCTTGAGCACGGCTTCGGTCTTTGCCCCCCATTTCTCGCGGGCCACCTGTTCGATGGCCTGATTGAGGGCTTTCACCTGCGGATCGGCAGGGTCCAGCAGGAACGACGCGGAGAAAGCCGGTTTGCCTTCACCGTTGACGGTCCTGGCCTCGAACAGCACGGGAAAGGTGAGGCGCACGTTTTCGAGTTTGATCTTCATAAAAGTTACTCCTTTCTAAAATATTCAGGGTATCGGGCCTTGATGATTGCTGCGGCACGGTCAATGGCCTTAATTCTCGCGAGAGAATCGGCCTTCGTGATGTGGGTTTCTGCGGCCTTTTTCAGCATTTCCCTTGCGTCGGCAGGCAGCATTCCGATCACACGTTTTTCGGCCTGCTGCTTCAAACAAGTCTCTCCGCCGAAAGATCGTCGAAGTCATCGACTGTCGGTTTGACAGCCAATGCCGGGCGTTTGTCGGATTCCGGGGCTACGCTGGGTTTGCCGGATGGCTGTGTGATGAGGGCTTGTAACTTGGGCCACTGGCGTGGCCCGATGTTGCCAGTCTTGTGCAGCTTCTCGGCGGTTGTCGGGGAAATCAGGGACAGGTCGTAAATTTGCTCGGTCTTGAGGCGCATCGCCTTGAGTGTGGTTTCAACTTCGTCAGGGTCCGTCCACTTCCGTGCGCCGCGCCGACCTTCGACCAGTTTGAAGCCTGGCACCGGATTTCCGGCCATCAGTTCGGCTTCGCCCTTGGCCCGGATCGCCTTGCACCACGTTTCGACCAGATCAACAGCGCCCATCAGGTTTCCCAGCACAGCGTTGTCGAACGTCCGTTCCGCAGCGTGCTCGATCTGCGGTGCCACCGGGCGGGTGACATCAACAAAATCATCGGCCACGGCGGTCAGCACATGATTGGTCAGCGCTGGGCAGATAGCCTTGGCCTTGCAGAAACGGCACTGCTTTTCGCCGGGTTCCATGTACTTGTCGTGCAGTTCGCCGTACTTGTCGTAGTAGACGACGGCGGCACGGCAGCGTTCGGCACCCGTGGCGACGTTGGCCCGGAGGACATCAAGATCAGCGACGGGGACGGCCCATTCGCTGGTGTGGTTCAGCCGGGGCTGGACGATCACCAGGCGGACCCGCTGGAAATCGCCCAGAAAGCCGAATTCATCAAGAGCAGCCAAGGCGTAGATCGTCAATTGCTCGTTGCGGTCGGCGTCCACCTTGACGCCCCGGCCGTACTTCAAATCGACGATCACCAGTTCGTCGTCGACCATGACCACGGCATCCGAAGTGCCCTTCGCGCCGGGTTCTCCGGTGATGGCCTCGACGCTCAAGACCTGCTCGACCATGCGTTCACCGCCGAGGGCGCGCACATAGTCGATGTAGACCTGCACGTTTTCGGCCATGTCCTGTGTGACTTCCCACCGCTTTTCATTCACGGTGATGAAGCGGTCGAGATAGGCCGCAGCGTCGTTCCCGGACGTGAGGGCCATGCTTGCGAGTTCGTGCGCGGCAGTGCCTTCGTCGGCAAAGGTGCTGGAATTGTCCGGGCACCCCGCCTCAAGAGCGGCGCTGCCAGCGCAGTGCAGCCAGCGGTGCGCGCCGGACGGGGAAAAGCGGGCGTGTCGGGTCGCCCCGGGCCCCGGGTCTCCGGCTTCCGGCGCTTTGTTGGGAATGGGCATCTCAGACCCCTTCAGCTTCCTGGCAGGCCGCGAGAACGGCTGCATACTGGTCAGGTTTCACGTCTGGCAGCTTGGCTGCACCGAATCGTTCGAGGACTCCGACGGCGATGTCCCGTCCCTTGGTTTTCACCAGCTTGGTCACGGCATCGGCGACTTGCTGGTAGGTCACATCATCGGTGGCCTCTGGTTCGGGCGGGAGAGAAATATCGGTCTTTTCGGGAACAGCGACTTTGTTTGGCAGTGCCTTCTCGGTCTTGGCTTTGCGCGGAATGATCTCGGGGTTTCCATTAGCAGCGGCCAATCTAGCTGTTGTGCCTTTCTCAAGCGCCGTCAGAACGGCCGCGAGTTGGACGGAGTCATGAAGGGTTATGGTCACAGGAAACATTGAAAGAATTCCATTCAGCAAGATTGCGAACAGGAGACATTGTTAGCGATACGCGAATACGCTGTCAATAGCGAAACGCGAATAAAGGGGGCAAGAAAAAAGCCCGCTCGATGGCGGGCTTCACTGATTGTCGGTGTCTGTCACCTCTTACTGCGAGCCGTTAGGATGGCGTTGGCCCAAGCAAGTGGCACCGCCCTATCAGCTTCATCCGCCAAGTTCCAAGCCTTTACAACGAGTTCTAATTCAGCGTCATGTCTTTGGTAATTGCGATCAACAAGGTCGGCTACGTCGAGCCAGCCTTCCAACTTTCCGAAAGCAGCTTCTATCTTACGAGCCGTTGCCTTGCGCATACCTCTGGGTCTACCTGTTTTACTGTCTTGGGCGCCGGAACGCAGGTTAGCCCACTGTGAGTAGGACATGCCTGCCTGTGCTGCCGCCGCTGCGGGGCCACCAACTTCTTGCTCAAGTATCTCCATCGCTTTGCGCCGTATCTCGTCTATGTCATGCACGGGCTTTTCCTCCGCTGGCTAGCAAAACGCGAACAGTCTATGTTCGCGTTTTGCTATTGACCACATGTTTTGCGTTACGCTATTATCGGTAGGTCCAACTTACCTACGGAGACTGCTGTGAAACTAAGCGCATATCTTGAGCGCGACTGCAAAGGAGCCGCTGCTCGGCTCGCCAGGCGGATTGGAGTTACTCCGGTTCTGATCAGTCAATGGCGGGCCGGGTCGCGCCCAATACCGGTTGCTCGTTGTCTTGACATCGAACGTGCGACGTCAGGTTCCGTGTGCTGTGAAGATTTACGCCCGGATATTGATTGGAGCTACCTGCGTGTTGGCAAGGATTTTGAGGCGTTACCATGAAGCACGGCGGGAACAAAATTAAAGATAGGAGTGAGAAGCTTGTCTCCTCTGATCCGATGGGGATGGTGGCAACTTTTGTCTTGGATCGGCTCCGCGAGTTGATCGAGTCAAATTGACATGGCTAAGAGGTCTAATTTTGAGCGCCGTGCACGTGGTTTTTATCGGACTCCGCGTGAGGCTGTGAAGCCTTTGCTGCCGCATCTGGCGGCGTGTTCCTTCTTTGACGAACCATGTGCGGGTGACGGTGCGCTTATAGCAGCGCTTGAGGAATTCGGTCATACTTGTGGTTATGCCTGTGATATCGAACCCCAGAATGAACGAATAAGTCGGGAGGACGCCCGGAACCTCGTTTACAGCTCCTCGGGCTTGATTATTACCAATCCGCCTTGGCCTGAAGGCGGAAAACGAGGAAATCCGACTGTAGAAATCGCGCAGCATCTTAAGAGCATTGCCGACACGTGGCTGCTATTGCCTGCGGATTTTCTGCACTGCCTTTATTTTACGAGATCCGGGCTTTTCTCATGCTGTGACAGGATTGTCAGTGTAGGCCGCGTGTCATGGGAAGGAAACGGAGTTAAAGGCAAAGATAACGCAGCTTGGTACTTGTTTCTGAAAGACGGACACAGCCGCGACGCGCCTTTGGCTTTTGGTCTCCAACATCAATTTCTTACTGAAGATAAGGGTGTGTGATGAACCCCAGCAAACTCATTCGTAGCGATTGTGGAAGCCGAATGATGCGCGTGCTTGTCGGATGCGAGTTCTCTGGGACCGTGCGGGATGCATTCCGGGCGGCAGGTCATGAGGCTTTATCTTGTGATCTTCTTGAGACGGAAACGCCCGGACCGCACTACAAAGGAGACGTGCGTGATGTGCTGGACTATCCGTGGGATCTGGCGATCTTCCATCCGCCGTGTACGGACCTGGCTGTGTCCGGCGCACGGCATTTCGAGGCCAAGCGTCAGGACGGGCGGCAACAAGCCGCTGTGTCCTTCGTTCGGCTTCTGGCCCGCAGCGCCATCCCGCGCATTGCACTGGAAAATCCGGTCTCGGTCCTGTCCAGCCTGTGGCGGAAGCCGGATCAGATCATCCAGCCCTGGCAGTTCGGGCATGGGGAAACCAAGGCTACGTGTCTTTGGCTTAAAGGTCTGCCTCTGCTACAGCCCACCCACGTTGTCGACGGGCGGCAAGCACGCATCCATCACATGCCACCCACACCTGACCGCTGGAAGCTTCGCAGCCGGACTTATCCCGGAATTGCCCAAGCCATGGCCACGCAATGGGGTAGCCTCAGTACATGCTCATCTGGTGAGAAGGAGGCGGATTGTGGTTGAAGAACCGCATAACAGTGATTGCCGGGTCTGCTGGACAGGAGGCCGTGGTGACGAGGGCGACCCGCGTAAGTTTCAACTGTTCATAAATGGGTTGTGGCAGGACGCATGGGGCGAGGGAACTAAGGGCGCTTTGACGCGGCTGCGCGAGGAGGACCGGAGGAGGCTGGTGCATGAGGTGGTCGCGCCCCTGCCCGAAACGCCGGATATCATTGTGTGCCGTGGCTGCGGCGCCGAGTTCAGTAATTCGCTCGGAAACCGTTTCTGGATTCTTAAAGAGATCAACCACGACTACGTCAAGGCCAGAGGACTGATCCAGAGGTGTGAGGGCAAAAATGCGTCACAGCAGGCTTCTTGAAAGGATGAAAACAATGAAAAAACGTGGGCTTTACACAGTGGATCTCACGTCCTGCCTTGAAGTGGAACCTGTACGGCGGCGCATGCAGTTCTACACGCTGTACGACCTGGAGGAACATTGGGAGGCAGAGAGGCGCATAAAAGCACTTTTCCGCCGGTGTGTTCTTTCAGCAGTGATCAGTGCCCTGGCAGCGACAGTAATCTTTCAGGTGTGGTCATGACATCCGATTTTCAGGCCCATGGCCAGGCGCTGCTGGGTAACGACTATCTTGTGGTTCCAATCAAACCGGGGTCCAAGCGCCCGGCGCTGGACAACTGGCAGACCGCCCGCTTGGGCATCGCCGATCTGACCGGCTACCCCGGTCACGGTGTCGGAGTCCTGTGCGGGCAGGGCGCGCAACCGGTTGCCGCCATCGACGTGGACACCACCGATGCGGATCTGGCTGGAAAATTCGTCGCCTGGTGCCAGGAAAACTTGGGCGCGACCGTCGAGCGGATCGGCAACGCGCCCAAAGTCCTGCTGGTTTACCGAGCCGATCATGATGGTTGGGGCAAGGCTACCGGGGCTTGGTTCGAGGATTTGACCGGCGAGCGGCACCGGCTGGAAGTGCTGGGAAAAGGGCAGCAGTTCGTCGCCTATCACGTCCACCCGGACTCCCAGCGGCCCTATGAGTGGATTGACCTGTTCGGCGGTCTTGACGCCGTGCGTGCGTCGGACCTGCCGATTATCACCGAGGCGCAGGTCGCCTTGGCGTTGCAGGTCTTCGAGGACATGGCCTTGGCTTGCGGTCTGGCGCCTGTCACAGGTAGCCGGAACCATGCCGGGGGCGTCACATCGACCTTGGATAGCGACTCGCTCATGGCTTATGAGCCGCCGCTTGGCATCGACCTTGCTGAGGCCAAGCGGTTGCTGGGGTATGTGGACAACGAAGATTACGACACTTGGCTCAAGGTCGGGATGTCGCTGCACCACGAATTTGACGGCAGCCCGGAAGCCTTGGCGCTGTGGAACGAATGGTCGGCAACGGCGCGCAATTACGCCAGCGGCGAGGATTTGGAATACCGCTGGTCCCGCTTCGGCAAATCCGGGCGCAGCCCGATGACGGCGAGCTGGCTGCTCAAGGTCGGCAACCAGGGTAAACGCGAAGTCGTGCGGGCAGAAAAGCGGCACGCGCTGGACGACGCCAAGAGCTTGATTCTGGCTTGCGCCGATTCCATCGACTTGATGAACGAGGTCGCCCGCGTGGCCGGTGAGGCTGCTGGCGGGGATCTGGCACTGCGGGCGGAGCTTGCTGGACTGATCCGGGCGCGGTTCAAGGAACTGACCGATACTCCTTTGCCTGTCGCCGACGTGCGGGCTGCGATGGCGGGTGGGCAGAAGGTCGTCCCTTTTCCGAAGCGTCGGCATCTGACGGAATTCGGCAATGCCGAGCGGATGCTCGATCATTACGGTGATGGCCTGATGTATGTGCCTGAAATCGACACCTGGTTTATCTGGACCGGCATCTATTGGCGCCGCGCGGCCACCGTAGAGCTTGAGCACCTCGCCAAGGAAACCATCCGTGCCCTGCCGGGCGAAGCCAAAGGTATCGAGAGTGACGGGGAGCGGGCCGACTTCTTCAAGTTCTGCGCCGTCAGCCAGCGGGCTGTCATGGTGCGCAACATGGTGAGCCTGTCGCAGAGCGATCCACGGGTGGTCGTCAGCGTCGCGGACCTTGACCGGGCGCATCATCTGCTTGGCGTCGGCAACGGCGTGGTTGACCTGACCAACGGCAGGCTGCTGCCGCCCGACCCGGCGTATCGTGTGACCACGATCACATCCGTGGACTATGATCCGGCGGCGCCATGCCCGTTGTTCGAGCGCACGGTCGCCGACGTGTTCTTCGGCGAAGCCGACATGATCGGTTTTTTCCAGCGGTTGATTGGCTACAGCCTCATGGCCCAGCCCACCGAGGACGTGCTCGCCATCCCCTATGGATCCGGAAGTAATGGCAAGTCCACGGTCTTGGGGGCGATCCGCGATGTGCTGGGCGACCATGCCAAGATGGCGAGCGCCGAGACGTTTCTGTCGTCTGGAATGGCGGCGGGCAATGCGGGGCAGGCTCGCGAAGACGTGCTGCGCCTGCGCGGTGCACGGTTCGTTTATATCAGCGAGCCGGATGAAGGCAGCGAGTTGCGCGAGGGCCTGATCAAGTCCATGACCGGTGGCGAACCTCTACCGGCGCGGGGTCTTTATTCCAGGGCCACGGTGGAAGTGCTGCCCACGTGGGTGGCGTTTATGCCGACCAACCACCGGCCTATTGTCAAGGGCGACGACCATGCAATCTGGCGGCGGTTGCTGCCGGTGCCTTTCACCCGGAATTTCGACCAGGACTTGACGCTGACGAAAGACCCCGACCGGGCCGAAAAACTGGAGGCCGAAGCGGCGGGGATTCTGGCGTGGTGCGTGCGCGGCGCGCTGGCCTATCAGCGGGACGGCCTGCGCTCGCCGGAGCAGGTGAGGCAGGCCCGTGACGATTACAAGAGCGACATGGACCTGCTGGCCGAATGGCTGGATGAATGCTGCGAGCTTGGCCCTAATCTGGTAGAGAGCAGCGCCCGGCTTTGGGCATCCTGGGAAGCCTTCGCCAAGGGGCGGGGCGAACTGCGGTTCATCGCCAGTGCCAAGAGTTTGGGGCGGCGGTTGGGCAGTAAGGGGTTTTCGGCTATCCGCGACACGGCCGGGCTGCGCGGCAAGGGGTGGATCGGGTTGAGGGTCATACAGGTAGGGGATTTCTGAACATGCAGTGTTTTGCGAATACGCATTCTATTGCGCGTTTGTGTCCGGCGCATAGCCGCGGGGCCGGTGGCCCGCTTGGCAATACGCTATTTTCTACGTGTTCGTTGGTGGTTGCGGAGTGGCGTTGCGTCGTTTGCGTCGTTTCTGGCCCTTTTTTCGGTAACTTTCTCATTCGCCTATATGAGGAATTTCCTAAAAAAAACATGAGAAACGACGTAAACGACGCAAGTAAAATTTTGCACATTCAAGGAGGGCGGCGCCATGTACAAAACCGTGGCGGTAAATGATGCCGGGCTTCGGATTGGCGAGGATCATCCACAAGCCCGTTACACCAATCACGAAATCGATTTGGTCAAACGACTTTCGCGGCGGGATCTGGAGCGCCTTATCGCTCTCGCGCAATCAGTCTGAAACCGACTCACATGTAAGCGTTGTGGTATACCCGCTGCGCGATAATGAATGCTCCGCACGGGTGATCAGCCAC